TCACTTACCCACCCTAGATAGCGGATTGAGATTCAGCACACTAGCAAGATGATCCGGTGCGAAATGAGAATAACGCATAGTCATTGTCAAACTGGAATGCCCCAGAATCCGCTGAAGCGTCAGTATATCCCCGCCATTCATAAGGTAGTGACTCGCAAACGTGTGTCTGCATACATGGGTTAACTGACCTGCCGGCAACTCAATCCCACTCCTTTCAATCGCCTTTCTGAATGCTCCAGAACAGGGCTCAAATAGCTGCCCGCTTTTACCTGAGATATAGCGATCAACGACATCATCGGAATATGGGATTGCCCTAACCTTTCCACTCTTGGTCTTCGCAAAGGTTATCTTTCCATCCCGAAACTGATTGGCATTGAGCCCTTCGGCCTCCCCCCACCTTGCTCCTGTTGCCAGGCAGATTCTCGTGACGACCAACACTGAGTCATTCCTGCTCTGTTCAAGCTCAGCCAAAAGAGCAGCAATCTGCTCCCTGCTAAGCCAGGACAGCTCAACCTCATCAAGCTTCAAAGGTTTTATATTCTTTAATGGGTTTTCCGTTTCCCACTCTCCTGAGCGGGCCAACTCATTAAATACCGCCTTAAGATAGGCAAGTTCATGATTCAGGGTGTTCGGAGATACACCATCAGAATCTATTCGCATGGATCTGTAGTAAGAAAATTCTTTTGCCGTTAATGAGAGAGCAATTGGATTGCCTAATCTCTCAGCAGTTTGCAGCAGCTTAGACCGCCGTCTATCACCATCCTTCAGCGAATATCCATGCAGCTCATACCACTTGTGAACCAACTCAGAAAGCAAACGCTTGTCAGCCTTTGAAGCGTTCCATTCCTTTTCTGAACTCGCTGAAGTAATTACAAACTTTTCAAACCTGGCAGCTTCACCCCGAGTGTCAAATTTCTTCCGTACTCGTTTGCCTCCGCGACCATGCGGATACAGGTCAACAAGCCATTTATCGCCATCTTTCTTGATGGTCATGTCAGAAACCCGCACACCACCTAGAGAAAGACTCCAGGACATCCGTTGGAGGCTCATATAGATCCTCCGCCCTCAACTCATCCAACCCTGAACACGCGGCCCATAACGTCTTAGGATGAATCCCATATACCTCAAACTGGCGAACTCCTTTATCAGAAAACCAGCGTTTATAGTCCCCAAGCAGTCCAGAAATCGCACTCTTCCCCTCTATTTCACTGAGATCAAAGTTTCCACCTTCTACAAGTACAACGCGTTTAAAACCAGCCCCACTCTTCCCTCTAAGCACAAACATCATGCCCGTGCCGAAATTCGAGTCTCCCATCGGAACCGAGCTTGCAAACTTGCCACGGTGATACATTGTTGTTGTTAATAAGCGCTCAGATCGACTGGAATATGGAACATCGCACGTCTGCAGAAAGGCAACTCGTTCAATTACCTCAGGTCTTACTATGCTCTCATCAAGATCCCGACCAATTACATCGACAACCTGGTAGGCAGTCTTCTCACTTGCAACACCCTTAGCATCCAAATCAGGCATAAACTGGCCAGATAATGGGGCATCTTCATCAGTCATAAGCCAAAGCGCATAGCATGGCCAGCGATCACTTATTTGCTGTACCAACTCAAACCGGGGCGAACTCCCGCGCTTAATAATGCCTTTGTATGTATTAATCGACACACCAATCTGATCAGCAAAATCCGGCTGAGACAGACCTATAGCCTTCCTCAGCAATTCAATCTTTTCAGAAAAAGCCATTGACATTTCCAGTTACCCTTCTTAAATTCACCCCATAACGAGTACATTTGTACCCTACCTAAGGTTCTTATGTGCTTCATAGTGTAGCAATGTGACGCAAAGTGCAAATAAGAGGTACCCGTGGAAGACCTTCAATCAACCATTAACTCTGCAGCATCGGTAAATGCCGGCCCTGTTGTTACCAAGAAACTATTCGCCCAACTGACAGGGCTTAGTGAAGACATCGTTCGTGGAATGGTAAACCGAGGCCACCTTCCAACTGTGAGAATTGGCCGCCATCGTCTTATTAACGTTGCACTGATCACCAAAGAAGCGCTGGAAGCAGAATATGAACTTTAACGCGGCACCAGCACTTATGATGCGCCGCGCTAGCGGCGCGTCCACACACTTTAATAGTGGACTCTTCTCCCATATTGGGAATATCGCATGATTGATCGTCTCGTCATCCATATCCCATTCCTCGACACATATGTCGTAAACGGCAATGGTGAAGACACTGGCATCATGGACGTAGCGCACCTCCTTAACACTGAAGCCACAGTTGCAGGCCGTACCGTCAATCGCACCAGTGATGGAAGAGTCACCGTGGAAGACCTCTACCACCCTTACGAGTCCATTCCATCGTGGGCCTCTGGCATGGCTGTAAAGTCATTCACTCGTCCAATGAACTCATGGCCGTATGTGGAGCTAAAGGCCAGCCCCGCAAAACTGCTCCAGGGTCACAATGTGTATGGAACTGAGGACTATAAAAAGTGCGTCTATGAAATGCTTGGATTGTTGGCAATTTCATTCCCAAAATTGAACACCATGTTGGATGTTCAGACAGCCCATATATCCAGTATTGACGTCACCTATTCCGTCAGAGCCGCTTCTCAGCAAGTTGCAGATCAGTTCATTAAATACTGCGCATCACTTAGATCAGGTCAAACAAAATCGCGAGAACAGTATCCGACAACCGTCTATTTCGGGAAACGCGATTCCCGACACAAGCGCCTAAAGATTTATTTAAAGCACTACGAATTAAAAAACTATATTTCGGAATTAAAAAAGAAAAATTCAGATGGGGATTACGATGAAGCTATCGCCATCAACTCATCTGAAGAACTAGTGGAATACACGAAGGGGCTGATTCGATTTGAAGCAACCATAAGAAAGCGCTGGCTATCTGAACGAGCCATACCAGTAGGTTTAATCGAACTCGGAAACTACGCAAAAAAATATTCAGAAGAGAACGCAAAGTCTTTATGGAAACAGCTACATGAAGAAGCATTTAAAGACGTGTTCAAAACATTCGAAGGCGGGCAAGTCATGGACTATTCAGACGATCATGTATTGGATCTATTAAAGGCTACACACTCAAAGGCAAGAAACAATGGTTCCATGAACCACTCTGTAGCACTTCGAGCATTCAGATTCTATCGGTCGATTGCAAGCGAGGGGTATGACGAGATCCACGCAACCACTCCCAGCAGCACATTCTATCGGCAGATAGGACACCTGAAAGAGGCCGGAATTCCTCTGGCTAACTTACAGAATCTTCACAAGATCAAGTCAAATGTAGTCCCGGTCATTCAATTGATAAAAATGGATTACGAAAAGCAGCACCCTGCAATCTATCAAGAACCGGTATCCGGCTTGAACCGCCCCAAACTTTCATTGGTCAGTTAATTAACGGAGATCGTTATGCTTAAAATTTCAATCATCGAAGGCCATCACCTGGTACAACAACGTCAGACTAAGAACGGCGTTCGCTACTATCAAGAGGCTTATGCACACCTGGGCGGAGCTTTCCCTCAGCAAATCGAAATCCCACTCCGCGCTCCCACAGATGGCAAGCCAATTGGCGATTATGAACTCGATTTATCTACCTTTCAGGTAGGCCGCTTTAAAAACCTCGAACTCAATCCGTTCGAGTTGAAATTACTCCCCCTCCAGAAAATCGTTCAAAAGGCTAGTTAATGAACGTACTGGTCGTGTGTGGAGAGGCCGTCACGGTAAATAGCGATGGATCTCCTGTGTGTCCCTCGGGATGGTTAACCCAAATTGCAACCGTCCCGTTTGACGTAAGCCAGATCAACCCAGAGGTTGCTACGGCTATGTTCGGTGCAGGGTTCGCCCTGTTTATCACACCCTGGGCCGCTGCCTGGGGTATTTCTCAAATGTTTAAATTACTGAGGTAATTATTATGGATGCAACAGCCGTAACCGCTATTACAAGCGCCGTTGATTTCTCTTCAATTGTAACTGGTATCGGTACTATCGCCGCAGCTATCGTTCTGGTTTTGATTGCCGTGAAAGGTGCAAAGGCGCTCCTCTCAATGGTTCGTGGTGGCTAAATAGGGTAGGGGCTTCGGCCCCTATTTTGGTGAAAAAATGCTCGATTTATATTACTGGACATTCTTCATAAGTGGCTTTGTAACATCGGCTGCTTGCTTCTCAAGATGGTAAAAGGGCTTTGCCATGAGATTCCTTTCTAGTTTTTTAATCCTCCTGATTTCAATATATGCAAATGCTTCAGGAGATGGGCTATATGGTTACTACTGGTCTGCTGGCACAAACTCACTTTATGGCTCTACCTCCCAAGAAGCTGCTATGGCAGAGTGCGCTCTATACGCTTCAAATACCCCTTCCTGTATAGGGGTTTCACTCCAAAGCTCAGGAGAGACTTACGCTTATTACAAGCGAGTTCTTAGCGATGGAAACCTGAGTATTTCGCAAGTATTTATAGGCCGCTTTGAATGTGATTCATTGATAGCAAGCATACCTAGCTGCCAAGAAGGTTATGGCGAAGCTGAAATCTGTGAGGATGGATTTCCTTCAGATATTACAGGTGTTAATGACTATTGTGATAGACGCCCATTAAAGCAATGCAATGATGGCTCGTATGTTCGGGCCGACACAGGAATATGCCCTCAAGTTTGTAGTGATTATTCGACTTGCTATAACTACGCCTTGAACGATTCAAGCTGCGCTTCTGCAACATATTTTTCGTTCAATTATATCGACCCTGAAAACTGGGATTTTACCTGCACTCAAATTTCTGAGGACAGTCCAGATAACGCTAATAATGGTGGAAATGAGGATGGAAACCCTTACAACGATCCCAACACTCCTGCAGCAGGTGAAGGATCAACGCCTGACAGCGCAAGTATTGACCCTTATTCTTTGGCTGGTCTTATTGGGGATGAATTAGCGGATGATTTCAGCAATGTTGAACGCGCTATAAGAGATGACATTGACCAGAGCAAAACGAATACAGAAACCATTGAAAGCGCTGTAAATGGTGTTGAAGCGGCTGTGAGAGATGGCATCCAGTCTGACGAAAATAATACCAATTCCATTACGAATAGCGTCGATGCCTTGGGTTCAAAGCTCGATTCCATTAACAGCTCTCTGAACTCCGGGCCATGCGACCCGAATTCGCCTGATTATTATCAGTGCATAGATACGCCAATGGGTAATCTACCCGCTCATAGTTCAACAGGTGGAGCCACCACTATCGAAGAAGCAAATGCGAATTTTAAAGCCCGCATAGATGGCGCAGAGGTAGTAAAAGCCTTTTCTGGCATGGCTAACCTAATTAATCTCTCCAATGCTCAGTGTCCTGAGTTCTCAATGGATTTGCGTGGTACGCCTATCAATGAACTGGTTTCAACGACAGTTCAATGTGACCTTATGGAAACCATTAAGCCCATCATGAGTTCGGTGATGCTTATTATTTATATCTGGATTGCTTTCAGAATATTTGCGAGTGCCTAACGATGGAAGAAACAACAAATACATGCGAATGGTATGACCCGTCTTGTGCCCTTGGTTGGTTGCGTGATGAATTTCAGGCTTTCGGAGTGTGGATATGGGATTCAATTTTATCTGGTATCGCATCAGTGTTCGAGGCTATTCCGGTGCCTGAATTTATGCTTAATGTTGATTCTTACACCTTGCCTACAAGCGTTAGCTGGGCGGCCAGTGCGTTTCAACTGGATGTCGGCTTGGGGATTATTGTTTCGGCATATATTTCAAGGTTCATTCTTCGCCGTATTCCAATCATAGGATGATGAATGACTATTGCAGCTTATACAGGCTTGCCAGGACATGGTAAAAGCTATGGCGTAGTTGAGAATGTAATCAAGCCAGCATTAGAGCAAAAGAGGGAGGTGTTCACCAATATTCCTATAAATAGTGATGAATGCCTCAAACGCTTTGGTATGACTGTTACGCAGTTTAAAACCGATGATATTGTTGAAAATCCTAATTGGTGGTCAGAGGTTTTCAATCCCGGTGCCGTGATTGTTATTGATGAACTTTGGCGCTTGTGGCCATCAGGCTTGAACGCTAAGAATGTGCGCGATCAGGACAAAGCATTCCTTGCTGAGCATCGTCATTTAGTTGGCGAAAATGGCCAGTCTACAGAAGTAATCTTTGTAACTCAGGATCTTAGCCAGATAACGAACTTTGCGCGCTCATTGGTAGAAACAACATTCAGAGTTACCAAGCTCTCAAAAGTTGGCATGGATAAGCGTTTCCGAGTAGATGTTTATTTCGGCCCTGTTACCGGGGCTTCGCCACCTGTTTCAAAGCGTGACCGTGAAATACACGGGAAATTTAAGAAAGAAATTTATGCGCTTTATAAGAGCCATACAAAAAGTGTTACTGGTGAGGCAGGAAATGAAAAGCGTATAGATAAGCGATATAACGCTTTGGGTGGTTTTGGTATCAAGCTTGGGGCTTTCGTTGTCGTTATTGCCTTAGTTGCTTGCTACTATGGTTTTAAAAATCTGGCCTCTTACTATGGTTTTTCAAACCCAAAGCCTGAACAAGCTGTAGAGCAAAGAAACAAACAAACTCACTTACAGCAGGTTCCGCCACAACCAAAGAAAGAAATTTTTCAGTTCCTGGCAAAAGCTGAAGGATTTTACATCAATTTCAATAACGGTCATTTTCCTAATGTGGACTACCGTTTTAAGGTTGTTTTTGATGATATGGAAGCAACATTCACAATGGCTGACCTTGCTCGCATGGAATACTCATTGGCTCCTATCAATGAGTGCATGGTCAAAGTAGAGGGCCCGGACTGGAAAGGATTTGCTATGTGCCAGCGTAACGAGATTAAGAAGGGCTGGGTTGAGAGCATGGTTACTGAATCGAATGGTTCAGATCCAATGTAAAGCGCAATGAGCGTAGCGAATAGCGCTTACATGGAACTGAACTCTATTCAATTTCGCAAGCGAAACTGGAGCAATGATGAAAATAGATACAGAGATCCGGAATCAATTTAGATACGAAGCAGCACGAGATGAAGGCCATGATTATATGTCTGAAAATCCGAATGCTGGTTATGCCGAACTACAGGCACACTGTTATAACTTCCTGATGGAGGTTTACCCTGAACTGGGAGAATGCACAGGGTTGTGCGACAAGCTTGCTCATATGGCTGCCAAAAGGGCTCATCACATGTCTAAGATGCCCTCCCACCGCTTTCTCTTGGAACTTCCCGAATAAGTTCGCATATCTAATGAGCGCCGTAATTTCGCAAGCGAAACTCATACCCAGATGGGGCTTCAACGACATAAAGAAGCAATGATTAAATTTATATCAAAGAAGACTACCATCAGTAGCATCCTGATCAACCAGCCTCGCGGCGATTGAGCGCCTACCGGGGGTATGGGGGCGGTAGCGCCCCATGTTGACCTGTGTGGTAGTATTACGATCATGTAGTAATACACAGGGTTGTGTCAGTTATGTCCTATCCGGAATTCTCACCTGTTGAATACCTAATACTTCTCAGACGTCACCGCTGGCTTAAATCTGCTTTCCTCAGCTCTCTCATTAAAGAGTTTCGGGAATCTGGACTTCAGACAGCTGAAATTGCTAAGGAGTTAGCAGAAGTTAATGAGCAGTTTCAGTCACGAATTGATCGAATAGAAGTTCATCCTCGCCAATTTGATGTTTTCAATAGTGAAGCTGAACTTGCGATCAAGACTTTCGAAGAATCACACCCCAAGCCAATATCTACATCAGATTGTCGTCATGGAACTACCCAAATCAGAAAGCGTACTTTTCGCGGAGGGAGTACCCATATCGTCACTCAATGCCTGGAGTGCGGAAGTTCTTTGGACTCTCACAAGAAGGAAAAATTTTGCAATATAGGAGATATTCCTCCATTTGATGATGATCTTTATCGGAATACATATCAAAGCAAAGCGGAATGGGAAGAAGAAAGACGTCGTGCTTATAATAAAGCGCTGTACAAGGGTTTTGAGCATTTTGATGAACAGTCAGCCATATCAGAGTATCTAAAGGATCATCCTGAGCCGATTTCACCAGAAGATTGCCATCATCCAAAATCCACCGTCACTCGAAGAACTTATTCAAATGGTAACACTGCATTTGTACAGCAATGCCTGGACTGCGGGAAACATATCCGAGCAATATCCAAAGCTACGATAAAGAATCACGGAGAGGTGCCAGCGTTTGATGAGTCTAAACAAGAGCTAGCTTATAAGAATCACAACCGATGGTTTAAAACTAAGATGGACATCCTCCGATCGGCTCATAATGAACATCAAGCAAATTTGAAAGCCGCTGTTAGCTCTGGATTGGTACAGATTCAGTCTACCTTCCATAGCTACTACGATTCTGCCGAGTGGTCTAATACCAGGAGAAGGATATTTCAAAGGGACGAGAATAAGTGTCAAGCCTGCCACCAGGATGCCCAGTGCGTGCACCATCTGCTGTATGACAGGTTGGGTCGTGAAAATGATCTGGACTTAATATCCCTATGTCATCGTTGCCATGATGAAGTACATGATCGTCAAAACCGACTTCATGGATTACTGAAGTTAACGCCAAGTGAAATCAAGGCACTTTGGAGCCAAGATAGCTCTGATTTAAGCCACTATCTGATAGAAAGCGACCACATAATGACTACATAACAGTGATTTGTAGTGTCGCAAAGTGACTCAGAGTAATGTAACTGATTGATTTTATTGAACATAGTGACCGAAAGTGATGTAACGAGCATTATGAATAAGGATTGAAAATCCCCGTGTCGGTGGTTCGATTCCGCCTCTGGGCACCACGAATATTAAAGAGCCCGCATAGCAATATGCGGGCTTTTTTATTGCCTGAAATCCGGCGTCATCTCAGGTTCGA